CATAATATTAATAGGATTAAAAAGTTAAATTATTTACTTAGTGCGACGTGGACTACCATCTTCTTCATCGGTATCATCCCAATTATCATCATCCCAATCATCATCGTCGTCCCAATCATCATCGTCAGAGCTGTCATTCCCAGGTCTCCCTGTGTCGCCCTCTTCACCGTCGTCCCAATCATCATCATCCTCATCATCCCAATCATCATCGTCATCCCAATCATCCTCTTCCTCGGACTGTTCCTTAGTTTCCTTTTTAGGACGTCGATCAGTTTGTGGATCCTCATCCTCCTCAATTTCAGTGTCCTCAGCTAAATCCTCTGTATTAATTTCATAAAATTTAGCTTCGAGTCTGTCGTAGGACAAAACCTCAAGGCAATCATACAAGTTAGGAACATCTTCAATAATGTCTTCACTATATGGTTTTTTGCGGCTCTTAAAATCAATACGGCTTGCTTGTGGGAAAGAGTTTTCTCCAATTCTCCCCTCATCAAAACGTACTCGAAGTGTTTTACCATTTTCTAAATCTGGAAAGATGCCCATTTGTGGTCTCTCCATAAGCTCTTTAGACAACAAATCCTGAAATAAGAATCCACTCATATCCCAAATATGAAGTTCTTGATCATATTCTTTACTACCTTTTGGGATAATAACGTACAAATTTCGGGAGGACAATCTTATGGACTTTACATCCTCATCATCCTTATCTGCACCTTCATCAAACTTTTTTTGTCTATACTCACAAATTGGGCACGGTCCTTTTTTCATGTAGCGTGGGCAAACTACTCTTTCATTATCCATACCTATATTTCGATGGATAGCAAAGGGTCTGCGGTACCATAAGTCACCTGGTTGGGCCAAGTTTTCATCATCATATCTATCTGGGTGCTCATTATCTGAGACTATGTAAGGAATAACATCCATTTTTTCCTTACTTTTAGGTTCCGCAGTATAAATCGGAATTCCTCCAGGCAATTTTAAGTACCTAGATGAATTCTTACTTTGCTTTTGTCTGCGGGCATTATCACTAACAGATGTGCCAAAATTACTGCTAAATTTTTTCTTTTTACGTTTACTCATTGGTTTCCTCGGTTTTTTTATCGTTAAGGTGTGTACTAAGTGCGTTAAATATTCCCATTGCTCCCATATAACAGACTAAATAACATAGAAATGGGACAAGTACGAATATAAGAATTACTGCACATACTGAAATTAAAAATGACATCAACATCTACTTGTTTCTTGAAATATTAATTGATTTATTTGTTTCCTTTTGCTGTTCCTTACGGGCCCGTTTTTTTGAAAGGTCACGGGGCATTTTAGGCCCAGCAAAGTATTGTTGCCCGAATAATTGAACCAAATTTTCTAAAGCCTCTTTCTTCATATACATACTCCGCACGGCTGATTTTGCCATATTAACCGCATACTGGGCGTCCTGTTTTTCTTCAGTGGCTTCAATGTAATCATCCTGTTGAATAATCGCCTTTTGTATTGCCCCTTCAGTAGTTTTAGCCGCCTCATATTTTTGAGGATCGGCAACTATTTTTTGATAGAGAGACGCTTCTATAATATCTAATCGTTCTTTTGCTTTATCAAGTCTTCTTTTAGTCTCCGCTTCGTGACGCGTGTATTTCGCCATGAGTTTAGGTTGCTCTAACCATTCAATATCCAGAGCGCTGTCGTCAATGTGAGTGTCTTCTTCGTAATTTAGCTTTTTATTCTTCATAGTTTAACCTTTAATTTTAAGTCGACGCATGAGATTTTCTCTTCGTGATAAGTGTTCATATCGGCATAGACTAATTCAATATCTTCAACCACAGTACTGGTTTTGTTTTCAAAGTTTACTACGTTTCAATCCTTATTTAGATGGATGTGGTTCAGAGAGATTAATGTTTATTTTTGGTTCACGTTATTATACAAAATGGAATTACTTTACATTGAAATTAGTTACGACTTTACAATACAATAGCAGGCGAAAACCAATCCTGGGAAGCCGCTACTGTAAAAGGGCTCAATAAATTCTTCTAACACGGCCCCGGCTCTTGGATTATCACCATTTAATAAAACAGCTCTTGCATAACCAAGCACATGCCTGCGGATAGACTCTTCGTCCTGTTTTTTAAGACCCTTTAAAATTCTACGGACCTTTCCCCAGGGATTATTTTGTACCAACGCGCGACATAATTCGATACTTTGATTTTCAGTTTCCTGAGATTGTTTTGCCGCCTCCATCCTTCTCTCAGGATCTACTCGAAGTACCTGGTCCAGCGTCTGCAGGGCTTGTCGAGGGTGGCCATCACTATCTTTTAAAATTCTAAGCAATACTTTTTTAGAAGGCTTTTCACCTTCTTTTTTACACGTCCCTATGAGGAGCTTTTTCATATCTCCATCATCTAACGGTTGCATTTGAAACCCGCTACATCGGTCCTTCACCGTACCTAATAATTTTTGTGGGTCCGTAGTACACAATGCGAAGTAAACGTGCTCAGGCGTGTCCTCCAGCATCTTAAGGAGGGCGCTTTGGGCGGCGTTAGTAAGTTGGTGGGCCTCATCTAAGATCCACATCCGCCGACTACCTTCCAGAGGCTTATAATGTGCCTGCTGTCTAATATCGCGGACAGCGTCTATGCCTCGGAAATCGGCAGAATCCATTTCCCGCAAGTCCTGACCCTTAATTCCAAGTTCCTTCCCTAAGATGCGGGCTACCGTTGTCTTACCGCAACCTCGTGGGCCATGGAATAAAAAACTATGCGGGCAATCATCAGGCTCTTTTACCATGTTTTGGACAGACTGAATGACCTCCTCATTTCCTAAAATTTCTTTGAACGACTTTGGGCGGTGTTTTAAATATAAACTCATAAATTACTTTCCCTCATTTCATTTTCTTCTCTTATAATTAATGTTTCTGATGTGGCATTTAACGTGCTATTTACGGTATAGACAGAACGACGATACTTAAATTTAGTCAAATAACAATACTGTTTTCCATTATTGCTCACTTTACCTCGTTTAACTACATCTTGGATCAATGTTAGTGCATCCGACATGCTCATCCTGGATCGATTATCAATAATTAATTTTTTCATAGATAATACTGTAATGTAATCCTTTTTAGGGTCCCAACGTAGCATTGTGCCTATCTTATATGTTAAATCCCAATCTATAGGGCCTAAAACATCCATAAGATTTTTTCTGGTGCTTAAATAAGGATACACACGACCGTTTTCTATTAAATTTATAGTCGACAGGCTGACGCCCGATTTTTCAGCAAGCTCTGGCTGTATTAAATTATTTTCTGCACGAGCTTCCCTAAGTCCACGTAGCATAGGGGTTACATTTATTTTTGGTTCACATTATTATACAAAGTAAACCTATTTTTCATCAAACTTATATTCCTCAAGTTCGTTCCAACTTTCATCCACGCCACCCAAGTCCGCATCTATATCCAGTGGTACATTTACCCAGGGCCAATGCTTCCTAATTTTTTTAGTCATTACATATTCCAGTAATCGACATACTTTATCTAATTCTTTTGGATACACGTCTAAAACAATACTGTCATGAACCTGTCCAATTATTCGGGTTTTCATATTCTTTTTTGTCAATATTTTATCAACAGTAATAAAGGACCACAGTAAACAATGGAAAGCTGTTCCTTGTACGGGGTAATTGGTAGCATCATTCTTGCTCATAGGTCCATGACAGCGGAAGCCAGTCAGCATTTCAATGTACCCTTGGTTTTGATATTTTCTCCACCAATCCTTTTTCCACTGATTATATACTTCAAATCGCCTTTCCCAAAAATCCTCCTCAATATCCTGCACATGATTAGTAAATGATTTTAAGGATCTAAAGCCATGGGAAACTAAATGTTCCCCCAGATTTTTTTCATCCCCTATACTAATCCCCTGACCACTTTCCCAACGTTTATTCTCTGGCATCTCTCCCCAGGAACAGGCAAGTGTGGGTGCATTATTGCCATAGTAATCTCCATAAAATTGAGGAAATACAAATCCATTTTTAGCCGCGCTTCGTAGGGTGTCATGTTCAGGTCTTGATCGGTCAAAATCATCTATTTTAAATATTTGTTGAGCCATATCACCGTGCATATCTGAATCTGGATCATTAATATACTTTTTCATTGTGGGGTCATTGTGATAAAATATACTGGCCCTAACTTCCATACCACTGTAATCCACTTCAAGCAACTGATGCCCCCGTCGTGGATATAATGCAGACCGACATATTTTTTGAGCTTCTTTATCCCGCTTAGGAATATTCTGGAAATTTGGGGACGAACTCGAACTACGATATGTGGTGGCAGTATGTAGCTTAAAATGAGGGTGAATAAAGCCATTTATTTGCTCCTTCATAAATCCTTTAAGATACGTGTCTCGAATCTTTTTCAATTTGCGGATTCTAAGGATAGTTTGTATTTCAGGTATGTCCAGCTGTTTCAAGGACTCTTTGTCCGTAGAGCCGAGCCCTGAGGGCGTTAACTTGGGTGGGGTGTGCCCACATACCTCATACAAATATTCCCCCAGTTGAGCGTTAGAATCAATATTTAATTTCTTACGCCCTCGGGAACGTGTCCATTCTTTATAAAATGAGGATTGCTTTAATTCACCTTCCAGATTAGATATTAGTTCTGTAATTTTATTTTGTTCTTGCGTGCAATACTTTCGGTCAATTCGCAGTCCTTGCCGTTCCGCACGGGCAAGAGCAAGAGTGCCTTGATGCAATAATTTATAAGCGTCCGCTTGGGTAGATTTTATGTCCATAAAAATTAAACCTTTTTAGATACTGTCGATTCATCAATTGTTAAGATAAGTTTTCCTGAAGCTTTTTCGTTGTGCGCCCAATTTAATATTTCACAAATAGGTACAGTTTTATCAAAAGATTTAGTTTTAATCCACATATCTCCTATCCGGTCATTTCCAGCGGATTTTTCTATAGATGCTATAACTCTTTCGTATTCAGTGTCTTTAAATGTTTTCATAATTGATGATTTAATTTTTCCATTTGTTTTTTAGCCAACCACAGCTCGTATGCTGAATCCAAAGCGTTGTATTTAAGTAGATCCTGGAGCCCCTTTTTTGACTTCATTAATTTTTTAATCCTATTTTTTGCATTATCACCACCAGCGTTACTGGTAGTAGATTTGAGGTAAGGCCCAACGCCTTTCTCGTAACCCATAATGCCAAAATTAAAATATGATTGTATTTTTAATCCAGTCAGTCCTGGTTGGTTATTTAGTACATGCGAGGCTACCATACTATCCCAAGCCCAATTCCTAACCGGCGTTTTGAGTATATTTTTACTCCACTGTTCCTCAAATTTCATATTATGGGCTGCTTTTGGAATTTTAGGATCAGCTAACCAATGTCGCAAAGGCTGTGCTTCTTGTTTTTTACTCGGCATTTTAAATACCCATACCTTGTCATCACAGTACGTCATAGAACATGAAACAATACGGTGTCCTTTGTCATGTGGTTTAAGTCCTGTGGTTTCATAATCAAAAGCAGATAATTGATGTTTGGGCCAATCATTAAGAAAATGTAAATCTTTTTTTACAATTATCTTAGGGTTCTTATACTCAGGTACAGGGTCTGAAATCTTATCCGTTGCCCGTTTCAAATCATCAAGCCATATTTTCATCATATCACGTGGTGAACTCCTATGTAGCAAGTACTTAGGATGGAACGTTGGGCATATCCAGGCGTTTAATTTCTGATCTGGTATTATTTGACCCTGCCATTTGCTCATTCCCAACCCTTTCTGCCAACGATGTCCTATTAAACTTTGAAGACCTATTTTGCCCAAAGTAATGATAACATTAGGCTTGTATTTTTTAAGAGCTGGGCGAACTCGAATAGAACGGCAGTGGTTTATTTCACGAATAGTTGGATTTCTATTTTTAGGGGTGTGGCAGTTGACAGCGTTTAAATTGACACAGTCTTCAAACAAGTCAATTCCAACTCTTTTTAACTGTCTTTTTAATAGTTCCCCTGCTTTACCCTGCCATGGTTTCCCTGCCCTATCTTCAGCTTTACCTGGGGAGCGTCCAAGTATCATAATTCCCTTTTTAAACCTACCATAAGGTTTCATTTTAGCTGAATGACAATTCTTATAAAGCCCACAGGAGGCGCAAGAATGTATTTTACCTTTTGTGGATGATGATGATTCCGTTTCCTTCTTACTAAAAAATCCTTGAGGCATGAGGTCAGTTTTTATTCTGTTTTGCGTTCTCT